CAACTGATCGACCACCGCTTGTAAATCAGCGATATTTTGCTGTTGAAGTGTTATCTCTGCTAGGCCGGGGTAGTTAGATTTGGCCCAAGTTAGTAAATCATCATCACTGGGCATCGGAGGTACAGCAGCCCGAAGTCTTGACAATTGATCTTCCAAAGAACTGCGACTAACGATTGAAGCAGATTGGTTGGAATCATCGTACTGAATGAAGGTATCGGAATCAACTTGAATGTATTGCACAATAAGATTATATCACTAAATTCCTACCCCCAGCAAACTCCTGAAAGGATGAGTCGTCGGGGCTGCTCCGGCAGGAGTATAGTCAACCAAAGCCCAAATAGTCGAAATAGCAATGGTGTTAACATTGGCTGTGGTAATGGTGTACCCGATTTGCATGGTATCTAAGGTGGCTTGTGTCCAGGCGTTGGTGTTATCAGGATCTTTATATAAAGTAATGGCCTTGGACGTGGCATTGGTGGTTGTTTTCCAAGTAACTGAATTTGGAATAATAGCTGAAGATAAAGATTTAGTTCCGCCAGTAGTTTTTTCTATCTCGTACTTGAAAGCTGAAGTAGCATCAGCAATAATATTGGCATATCTACCACCGACCACAACAACATTAACGGTGTCACTTGCCCCAATCCCCGAAGCATTACAGGCAAACAAATCAACGGCGTTCAAAACCACCGACGCATTATAAGTAGTGGCATCATCTGGAGTCACTTCATCAACACGGGTGAAGTTATTTGCTACCCCTGCTGTTCCTCCAACGTTTACTAAAAATCCATTAGAATCACCAGTTGCACTTGGTCTTAAGGTGATAATTTTCCCTGAACCTGGTAATCCATTTTGAGATGTTCCACTAGAATCGTTAAACGCAAAATCATCTATTTCTATCTCTCCAGATGCTATATTTCCAGTGTCCTTATAACCTCCGATGCCAACGTCTATGGTGTCCCCAAAATCGGGAGTAGCGGTGATATTGGTAGTACCTGTAGCAAATGATGAACCGTCGATATAAGCGGTGGCAACCTCAGATGATTGGACGAAAGTTAATTCAATTCTATACCACTGGCCTGTACTTAAGGCTGAACTATCCGAACCTATTTGAGTAGTGGTGGTTTCATTAACACTATCGGTTGACCAAAGTTGAAGGGTTCTAGAGGTAGTTAATTTAATAAAGACTCTTCCATAATAATAATAATCAGCCAGAGTTAGTAGGGATTTACTACTTGCTAAGGTAGTGGTGATATAAACATAAGCTCGGATAGATAGAGTTTTACCAGAAGGAGTACCATAATTGTGAAAAATGGCATATCCTTGACTAGTCGAACACAGAACCTTTAAACCGTAGGTTCCCGACCTAACAGTACCACTAGTTATAGATGCGGCAGAACCGCTAATAGTAAACCCCTCCAATGTGGTGGAGTTATTTTCAAATCCACAAGTTACCAGACGTGCCATTAAATCCCCTTATAGCCACAGGCGGAAACAATGACGTTGGCTCCAGTGGTAACACATATGGCGTTGACGGCTGTTGCGGCTGTTCCTCTCAAAGGAACTGGAAAAGAGATAGCAAATCCACCTCCGACAGCGGCGGCATAACCTTCCCACATTATTGTCGAAGCCCCATCAGTAATCTTAACAAACGTACCTACGGTAGCATGAGAGTTAGTAACGATGACTGCGGTTATATAGTTTCTTAAAGCACCTCCTGCCGAAGCTAGAACTTGAGTGGTGGTAGTATCAACGATAGCGGCGGTTGTTCCGGTAATGAAATTCTCAGGGTTGGCATAGGGGAGAGTTATCAACTTTCCTACCAAGTCGGTGACTAATTGAGCCTTACGGGCAGTAGTTATAGCTGAATTTTCCGAACTGACCGCTTGAGCACCGATATTTAGAGGAGCGTCCGTAATAGCCACGTTGGTAGCCGTCACAACTCCTCCGGCAACTTTAGTAATATCCGCCGCTACCAAATCACTCGTACCGTGGGTGGTTTGGTCGGTGGTGACTTTACCCAGCAGATTTGAACCCGCAGGCAGAGCATTAGTGATAGATGTGACTGCCGTCACGGTTGAAACTGTCGTAATTGTTCCTGAATCTGTTACTACGTGTAAATTTGAGCCTGTAGTCTGACGGACAAAAACATCGCCATCTGCCCCTTTAACATCAATCTTACCTGCCGTTGAAAACGCTGTACCTAAAGTTCCGAGTAAGTTCATGTCTAAACCGAATTTAGCAGTGTATGTACTTGAGTTTGAAGTTAATAGATTTCCGGCGCCATCAGCGTTCCTGACTACACCGATAGTTTTAGTGGTTTCAGCCGCCAGAGTAGCGGCAGCATTGACAGCAAAAGCCGTATTATCCGAAGCCACCGTAACCCTCAAAGAACCTGTACCTGTAGTACCATTACCCATTAAAGGAGTAACAGCGTTAATTTCTTTGACATTAACTCCTCCCACCATAACCGTATCAGTCTGAGTTTGTAAAGTAGCATAAGCATTTAGATTAGAAGCTGTTGTTTGTCGGACAAAAACATCACCATCAGCGGCCTTGACGTCGACTTTTCCGGCAGTTGAAAACGCTGTACCAAGGGTTCCTAATAAATTAGAATCCAGACCAAATTTAGCAGTATAAGTACTTGAATTTGAGGTTAGTAGGTTTCCTGCACCGTCGGCATTTCTGACAACACCGATTGTTTTAGTGGTTTCCGTACCGAGAGTGGCCGCCACCGGAATAGAAACCTGATCAGAGGCTAAAGCAACCGCTAGAGAATTAGCCGTCGTCTGAGAGCCTATCAAGAGGCCTGTGAGGTTTCCTGCTTTATTACCAGCTACATAATTAGCTGTCGCAGGCACACCTGCTCCTATTGTGGGATTGGTTAATGAAAATGAGCCGGAAACAGGAAGTGGATTAGCGGAACCGACAGTTGCCCATGATCCGGCGTTGTTGAACAGTAAGGTTGGGCCAACCGGATGTCCGGGAGGCGTACCTGCGTCAGTGTACTGAGTCCCCCCTCCAAAAGAGGTAATCTGGGAGCCGGAACCATCGACAATAGCCACAGCCGCCGCTCCCAAACCACTTAAACTGAAACCTGTCCAAAGTAATGGAGCCTTGCCGACAGAGTTGGATAACATCAAATTTGGAACCCGATTGGCATCAGGGGTACTGGAATCGAACCGGGGATTCAACTTGTCTAATCGCATATTTAAATTATACTCCAAACTTATTCCTGCTGATCCATGTGAAGTCTCTGCTCTTGGTTTTTGATTCGTTCCTCACGGAGATCGAGAAGTCTTTTACTCTCCCGGTTTATCTCGGATTGCTTCTGTACCAATAATTCCCTCTCTTCCAATGCTTTTTCCTTTTTGTCCAGTTCAACTACTTTACTTTCTTTCTCTTCAGCTACCTTCTCCCGGCGGAGAGCCTCGGCCTTGCGATCCTCCCACTCAATCTTGCCTTTTTCGATCTCATCGAGGATATTTTTATTATCGTTTAACTCTGACATATTTTTTCTAATACTGGCATTGGCATTTACTACATATTCCTCTTCGGATTTAACCTTATCCCTCAAGGCATAAACCTCTATTTCTTTATTACTAATTTCTACCTCTTTACTCTGAACCTGAGCCTCTCTCTGATCGAGCAGTTTCATTTTTTGATCAAAGGAAATGAGATCCTCAACATAAGCCTCCAGAGCGGAAAATAAATTCTCGGCAATCTCTCGGATCTTTTTAACAGAGGCACTCCGTTTTTCTATCTCTTCATTAGTTATCGGAGAAACCAACAAATGGGGATACTTACTGGTATCAAGGCTGGTCATTCTCTAATTTAACATATATCTGATCTATCCATTTCTGGTAGCGGTACTCATAGGCCAGGGGGCTGTCGTCAGTCGTAGCGAGTTTTTGAGCTAAATGCCTGGCTAAATGATCGGCGAGATATTTGGGGAAACTAACTAGGATTCGGGAAGGTAGAACACAGGGTGTGCCATCAAAATTCCAAGTAAAATCCTCTTTCGAGGGGTTGAATAAATAGGTTGGGGTTTCGTCAGGACTAGTAGGAATCATCTTTGAATATGGGTAAATTATTGTGGAAAAGGCAGGTTTTTTCTTTCCCGTCTCTGGGATCTACCTCCTTACCAAACCCATATTCCGGTTTAGTGGCCGCTTTCTGAGGATCGACAGCTTTGGAGAGCACATCCCACTCACGTTCGTTGATATAGAAAACTTCGGGAAGTTTAGTGGCTGTCTGTAAAACTCTCTCCAAACCATCATGGATTGACTCATAAGTAAGTGCAATAATCGGACGGACTTCAGCAGTTTCTTTAGAAGGCCCGGTAAACTCCAATCTTTCCAACTCTTCTTCGATCTTTTCAATCTGTTGGCAAAGAGTAATCAACATGGTCATTTGTTTTTTTCGGGTAAAAGCTCCGTCTCGATCCAAAAGATCGATGTACTCTCTCCATTTACCTTCGGGAATGAGAGTCTCTAAATCCTGGGAAATTAGTTGACGAATACGGGTTTTAATCATTTTTAGTTATTTCTGCCGCACTGGCCTTGCTAACTTTAGATTTACCTTTAGGAAGTATCGGTGCATCAGGAAGAACGACTTCCGGAGCGTCGTCCGCTGTCAAGGGAATGGTAGGATCCGAAACTGGAGGCAAGTCGGCTAAACGTGGGCCACTAGCGACCACTGTCTCGCTAACTTTGGACAGATTATCAAACATCTGCTCGTGCATGTTTCGGAAGTCCTGACTCCTTTCTTCAACTTGGGATCCAAACTCGTCAGGCTGATCAGAACCGTACTCTTCAACTAAACCGATAATGACCGTTTTCCAAATAGCCTGTACTAGATCAGGATCATTCAATCGGGGAACTTTATTCCAGATCTCAACATTCTCTTCGTACTTATCCAGGAAAACGTGTCCCATCTGCTTTTCACGAAGTTCCATGAGTTGTTTGCCTTTAACTTCAATTTGCTGACCGATCATATAATCGCAGATCTTCTTAAAATAATGGAGAGCACGATACCGGGGAATATCCTGATAGGATTTAGCTGGTACTTTAAACCAGTAACGATCCTGCATATAGGTAAAGGCATGATCAAGGGGGTTGTAGACACGGATAATATCAAGTTGTCTCCGAGTCAGTTCACGCTTAGCAATTTCTAGCTCATTAGCGTGTTTTATTTCAAATTGCTCCTGTGCGAGCGTCTTTGGCATTTTTTGTTTTAATTAGTGATAACTGGTTCGGTAGCGGGAGCGACATCAACCGGAGGAGCCGGAGGTTGGGGAGCGGGAGCGGATTCAACGAGAACTAATGGCTGGAGGGTATCGATAATTGGTTTGAACTGAACGAAATCACCGTATTTCAAAGTGATCTGGGTGATCAGGTTGAAAATCAGGATCAACTGTCCTTTGGAGAACTGGACGGTGTGGATTTCTTCCAATGACTTAGTAAACTCATCTCTTTTTGCTTTTTGTTCGGGGGTTAATTCTTCCATAAAGTTATTATATCACAACTTTTAGATGTCAACTATCCTAAACCGCAGTCAAAGTAGCATCAACGCTGATCGGTAGCCAACGGACAAAGAACTGCATGGCCCCGGACGTAGGAGCATCAGTAGTGGCATAATGATATTCAATAGCCCCAGTCGTTAAAGCACTCTTGGCCCCAATGATGACCGCTGTATAATCGAAAGTTTGTAAAGTGGTTGGTTCCAGAATATAGCCAGCGGCAGCGGATTTATAACTCGCAGCCGTTGCTACAAGACCAGATTTGTAGACCATTGAACCGACTGAAGCCGCAGAGATATCAACTCCGCCGACGGCAGTCAAATATACCTGAGCAGTCTGATCATTAATCCTGAACGACGAAGCGGTGTGATTGGCTCCCAAAACAGTAGTCACTATTCCCCAGATACCCCTAATCTCTAGAACCCCGGTAAAAGTGAATATAGGAACGTTGACAGTTGTATTGTTACCAACAAAGACTTTGGAGTTAGTCGAAATGATACCATCCGTAGTAATCGGAACCCTGTTGGCATCTTTGAAATAAGAAGCCTGAATGGTCATAGATTAAGCACTAACGTAACAATAAACATTCCAAGTATTTGACCCGGTATTATAGAAGGTCATGATAGCGTTCTTAAGAGTGGGCAAAGCTGCAGTACCAATAACAGTTGTTCCAACCGCTCCGGTAATTGTTAAGGTTTGGTTGCCAGTATTAGCTAACCAACAATCAAAAGTATCACCAACAGTTACGCCAGTGACAGCAGTCGAAAGCAAAGTGCCCGTACAGAGAGTCACCGTCCCAGCCCCTGTAGTCGAAGCTTGGGTCAAATAGCCGCCAAGTAATTGAGCCGCTGTAGGAGTGCTGTTTTGATTGGTTCCCAAGTCAGTGAGTAAATCGTTGTCAATTGTGACAATGTGTCCACCTCTACCTAAAGCTAGTAATCCAGTGGACGTTCCGCCAATGTTAATTACCCCTGAACCTTTAGCATCAACTGAGAGATTAGCATTAGAACCACTAGAAATAACCGAAACGGCGACAGTACCAGCAGCAATCGCCCCTTTAACATTCAAACCAGCCGCTAGAGAACCCGTAGAGTTATCAACATTGAAACCAGGATTAGTCGCACCGTTTGGCCCGGTTGTTAAAGCGTTTGCACTGGAAGAAGTGATAGTCGCCAAAGCCACTACCGCAGAGCCTCCAATGGTCGCACCTGATGGTAAAGCAAAAGTCGCACAGTTAGTGAAATCCCAAGCTACATTCGAACCGATTGTGACACCAAAATGAGGTATAGGAAGGTAATTCTCCAATAAGAATTGACCGACGTAGGCAAAACGTTCTTTTAGTTTTAGGAGTTTCATAATGTTTTATTTAAAGCCTTCTAACAAAGCTTACCTAACTCCCCGAATTGCTTCGGAGAGTTTCAAAGCCTTTTTAATCGATCATTAAGAATGCTGGAATACAGTGGGTAGACGCAGCAGCCATTCTGGATACACCAACAACTTGTTTGGTAGTACCAATAGTCGCTACAGTTACGCATCCGGGGGTTCCGGAGATAGTTCCAAGACCTGATCCAACAGCGAAGGTAGAACCATCGGAGAGGACGGTACATTGACCGTGGGATTGAACCCAACCGTAGTAAGCATTAGTAACTGGATAGATAGCCACACCAACAGCCATACCTGTCTGAGTCGTCGCCGGGGCCTGAATGACACCGCTATACGGAGATTTCTTCATACAAACTTTAGCGGCAGTTGTCCAAGCGGCAGAAATCGGGTGGTCAACAGTTACCGTCAAAGCACCTCCGGTTGTTAATGTCCCGGTAATACCTAATATGTCGTAGTCGTAACCAATTGCCTCACCGCCTGCCGTATAAACTCCCAGGTGACCTCCAAGGTAAGCTGCGGGAACCACCGTAGCGGTACCGTTAGTTACATTGACAGTTTGTAAACCATTCTGGGCGAGAACTTGGGGAGAAGCGAGGACTGCCATGTTTTCATAGGTAGTATCTTCAGCAGCTTCCTGCAAAAGGTTTCCCACGACCAAACTGGCGGCTCCCACCAAAGCGTAGCGGAAGATTCTTCCTTCTGAAGCATAGGCCATCGTTCCAATCAGATGATTAGCAACAGTGTCCTGGGAATAGATATCTTGGCTGCTTAGGAACAGCGGGGGAGCGAATTTTGCGAATCTTTCGTTTATTTTAGTGAGTCTCATATTTTTGTTTTTTTAATTTAATAAACTTTTAATAATTAGACTCCGGTAATACCAGTACCCTTCGAATGTCTACGGAAGGAATATGGTATGGTCTGACCGATACAGTAGAAGCGGCCAATCCGACCTGCTTGATCAGGGATGGTTAATGGCTTCTGAAAGAACCAGCCATTCCATTCTGAAGGAGTTTCGACAGCAATTGCTCCGGTGCCTGCATAGGCTTTCATTGTCCCGAAGTCAACCTTCTCCAATACGTTTTCGTATTCGGCAGGGATTTCGGCACGGCCCTTCCAAACGATGTATTTCTCGTTTAATAACCAAAGCATTTGGGCAGTAGAGTAGAAGTCCCTAATTAAGTAGGTACCCCGGTAGGACATAGCACTGAAACCAATGTCAGCTTTAAGTTCAGCGTTGTTTCTTTGTGCATACTTATCACGGACACGAAGTTTATCGTAGCCGACATCAGCATAACTCTGACGGACAAATGGAGTTAATAGTTGTTCATACAAAGAGAAAATAGTAGCGGAGCAGAAACCGACGTTCGGTTCCTCTTCAGCTGCACCGGGTGCGAGTGCTGAATCGTACTGAGTTGCCATGGTACCGAGAGTTAATTTACCGGAGGCATAAGCAGTAAGGGTAGATTCCAGAGCGGTGTAAGTGCTACGAGCCAAACCTCCGATGGTAGCCGCATTGGTCGTGTCATCCACGATTGCAGTCAAGCCAAGAGGTTGATTGGCAGTACCTAAACCATAAATAGCTGAACCGAGTGTGGTCATGGCAGTTGCCGCAGCCTTCTCATACTTATAAGTATCCAAATTGATTATCCCCAAAGAACCGACGTTGGCAAAAGATTCCAACATGATCGAGACGATTGGTTGAGTGTAAGCAGTGTGTGTGAATGATCCGGTAACAGCAGTAGAGACTGCGGAATTGGATAGAGTCTCCAAAGAGGTGAAGAATTGTCCTTGGGTATCAGCCAAGATATCGTAGGTAACGTCCTCACTCTTACCTTGGAACTCAGAACCCTGGGAAACTAAACGTGAATAAAGGGATGGGAAATTCAAAATTTGATCCACAACTTTAGTGTAGAGTTGACGATTCCCTAAAACATCTACACGTGTCGGAACGGCAATGCCATCCGATGCGAATCTAACAGAGAGCTTTAGAAGTTTCATATTTTTCATATTTTTATAAATAAAAAACCCGCCTTGTGAGCGGGTGTGTCCCTTTAATAACTTAACTATGTAAATTTTAGACCTCTTGGTAAAAATGTCAATAGGTCAGCGATTACTAGCCCTTGCGCGGGATTCACGGGCAATTCTAGCCAAAGTTTGTGGCCAAGTTTCATGACGGAGCATGGCTACTTTTTGAGGAGTCATGCTGTTAGGATCAGCCTCACCTGTGGGAGTGTTCTTAGATCCGGCAATTGGAGCATCGCCTCCCGGTGGCTGATCATTAACTGGAACGTTCGGTTTATCTGCTGCATGAGCAGGCTTGTAATGATCGAAATAAATCCGGGAGAAGGAGGGAACCGGATCCTTACCCTCAGCTTTTAACTTAGTATTCAACTCAATGCCAAATTTTAGAACCTCTTGGATCTTCTGGGCATTCTTATCGGTAGTTTTGACATCTTCAATGTTTTTAATATCATCGGGTTTTTCGAATACACCCGCCATAATTAAGGTCTCAATATCCTGATAAAGTTTATTAACGTTGGAACTATTCTCGGCCTCCATAGCCTTCTGAACAGATTCTCTCTTAGCAGTCTCTTCAGACACAGCCTTCTGTTTAGCAGCCTCGGCATTTTTAGTCTGTTTCTCCAAAATCTCCCGCATTTTAATCTCGGAACGCTTATCAGCAATCCGCATGGTTTCGCTGATCAATTCCTTATAGTCCTTTGGCAGTCTCTTCTCTTTATCCCAGGAAGCCACAAGTTCGTCGGCCTCTTTTTGCTTTTCAATATCGGGTTTGTCTTTTTCAAGAATCTTGGTCATCTCCACCTTAAAGTCCTCTTTCACTTTGTTAGCAGTTTCCTCGGCGGTTTTTTTAGCAGTCTCTTCGAGTTCTTTCTTTCGACTATCCTCTTTGGATTTTACCTTCTCGTCCTTACGTTTAGTAGCCTCTTCAGCAGCTTTCTTCTCCAAATCGGTTTTATCTTCTTTAATCTTATCGGGGACTTTTTCCTCTTCTTTGGGTTTGACCGCATCGGTCATGATCTGTTTGAGAGATCGGGTATTGATATTCTTTTTGTACTTTTCAACAGCTTCTTTGGCTTCTTTTACTTCAGGTGTGTCCTGTATTGGTTCTGGCATATTTTATATTATACTCCTAATCTTCATCTTCTTCACTCTCTTCCTCTTCGTCCTCAGCTAAGGCAGTTTTCATTAACTCTGATTCCTTACCCTTACATTTCTCTAACCATTTAATATACTCATCAATTACAGAGTCAAGATCCTTACCATCTTCGGTGTACATATCCTTGGCCGCGCGAAAAGCATCATAGAACACATGATCAAAGACAGCATAACGGTTGGGTTTCTCTTCCTCTTCCTTTATTTTTTTAGCTAATTCGCTTCCGTCTTGGTACTCCATCACCTTACGGTCAATTTTCTTATCCTTGTCGACACCCATGTCGGAGGGCATTGGTATTCCTATATCGTCCATATAATAATTCTATCATAATACCCCGGCGGGGGGTGATCCAGCCGGAGGTTCAGTGGCAACGGCTGCCGTATTAGTAGGTGTGGGGTTCTGAGTGGCGGTAGGTGCTCCTGCTCCTCCAGACGGGGTAGGGTTCAAGGCAGCAGCCGGATCTAAAGGTGCAGAAGTAGCAAGAATCTCCTCGGCCTCTTCCTGGGCTGTGTCGTGACCTTCAGCGACCATCTTCAGATAAGCTAAAGGATTGGCCTTCTGAACTAGCAACTTGCGTGTTCGACCATCGGGATCAGATAAACCCATGTCGGTATAAAAAGAGTGAATGTCGATCATTTCCATCTTAGCCATATCCATAGCATTGTTCTGTGCCCTGAGTTTATCGGTACCGGAAGCCTTAACCTTAATGACCATACCGTCCATTATCATGTTTCTATTTAATTTGAAGTAAACAGCGTCTCCAGCAATACCCATCAGCCATCTAAAATGATCCTGGGTGTAACGAAGTTTGACAAACTGCATCGACCATTCGGAGATCCACTGAGAAGCAGAAGTGATTGTGTCGGCTACAATATCATCGGCAGCCGAGAAGTCACCCTCCCTAGCAATTTGATTATTAGTCGCCGGGCCTTCCTTAACTTCACCCCGGACAGCAGTTGAATGAGCCACGCCATACATCCTCTGTCTTAAATTACCAAGTTCTTGAAACTCCTGAGCGGTTGGTCTTTCGGGTGGGACATACAGGTATTTTTCTGCTGGCCTTCCAGCAACAGACAGATCAAGGTTAGGATCGTTCCAATCAATCTCCTCCAATTCAGCAGGTGTAACAGCGTCCTTGGCAACGATGTGATGACCACGGGAATCCAGAGTCTCTTCGATCTGTTTGCCACGTTTATCCATAGACTTTTGATTTTGGAGGTTCTGCTCTATCCAGGAGGTCTCATCGTATGGTTGTTTACCCCATTGATCATAACCAAAGAAGTAGTAAGGTTTTCGGGGTTGTCGGAAGAAATTGTGGTAAACCTTCTGGGCCTTAACATTAGAAGGTAACTGGCCAGTCGTGACGATTTGAATCATCTCTTGAAAATTTAGGGAACGTTTAGTTTTTTCTTCTCCGGGATTATCATAAGCAAAATAGCGTGTCTCGCCAGTGTAATCGTAGTTAGGATTCTTCATCTTCTTGAATAGGACTTTTTTGTATTTCCAAACCACACCCCAAACTTTTTCTACCTCAGTATCAGAATGACGGACATACTCGTGGAACCAGCACTCGGAAATTTTGATCATAGTGCCTAGAACAGAATAAGTCTCTTTTCCCCCCGGCATCAAACCATCGGACTGAAGTTGTTTGAAAAACTCGTCTTTTTTATCCGGGAAACGGAGAATAACCTCCTGAACGGTCATCGGAACCTTTTGAATAACAAATCTCATGTCGTCGGCATCACGGGTGGGACATGTCCAGTCAACCTTTATCAAATCAGGGTGAATTACTCCAAACTGGTAGTCGTCAATTTCAGGATTCCACCAACCCTTGATACAGGCTGTGAAATAGACAGGAAGGTGTTTATAAGCAATCCCTAGAATATACCGCATCTGCTCACTTTTAATATCTTCATTCAATGCCTTACTAAGTTCTCTAGCTACGTCCATTGACGATTTGGTACCGTTACCGGGCAGAGCCATCAGATCAGGGAAACGGGACATTGCTAAAGGTTTGACCGTGCCCATGATTTCATAAAGAACATTATCCTGGAACCGTGACTCGTAATCCTTCATCCCCTCTTCTTCTTTTTGTTGAATCTGTCGACCAAAGTAATGTACTTCGTTACGCTTGCGACGTTCAAACAGATCATATCTTCCGGTATAAAAAGCATCGTAACCATCCTCATAATCTTCAAGTATTTCGACTAATTTGTCATCTTCAATATCCAAACTGAGAGGATCCATGGCTGGGGTTAGCAAACCCTCCTCGCCGTACTTTAAATCAGGAGTCGTCTCGGTTATCGCACCCTGCATCTTTATTTCTTCACTTTGTGGCATAGTAAAATTATACTCCTTTATGGCTCCAAACTGACTAATTCTTTGATAAGGTAAGTTTGACCGCAGTCCGGCTTCGGGCAGTTGACAAAGAACGGCATCTCCATCAATTTGAGTGTTCCCAATATCACGATTTTATTTTTATCATACTGAAGGATAGGAGTCCGGCAACGAATACAATGGAAGGTAGACAGGGCCTTACCGGGTTCGGGTGCGAGGGTGATCTCTGCCGACATCGGCTTAGTAAACCCATTCTGAAAAATATAGTTCTCGTGGCAGTTGTGACACTGATCAATTATCGGAACATAATCCGAAGGCGGGTGGCCTGCCTCGATTTTAATGACCGTGCCGTCGATCCGGCTGATAGTCGTTCCACAGTGATAGCACCGGAATAGAAGTGAATCGGTCTGACCAAGATTGTGAGTAACTATAACAGTTTGAACTAGAATATCGACACGGGAGCTATTTATCTGGATGTCCATTTATATAATTATAATCTATTTAAATTTAGAGAGATTGAGGAGGTGCTTATCCATGTTCTCATTGCTACCGTAAAATTTAGCCTGATTGCCTTTGGGATCAACCGGAGAGTAGCCTTTGCTCCGAAGTTGACCAGTGAACCCATCAACAAAGTTGACATGGTGGAGCATATACCTCTGGTCATCACCACAGTCGTCATCGATATTAAACTTCCGGGAGCTTTCCACGTCTTCAATGTTGTTTTCATCGTGAATCAACTGGGGTAGTGTCCGCACCAAATTGTCACAATTCGAAGCGATTTGATAATAAGGCAGGCCGTCAGGTGCTAAAGAGAGCCAGCGGTGCATATTATTCCATCCCCCAATCCGATCTTTGTTGGCAGGTTTGAGAATCATCCAATCAGTATCGGAGGCATAAAACTGGTCATAGATTGAGGTAGAGTTATCATCACCCTTATCAAAAATCATAGTATCAGCCCGAACCCAACTGATGTCTTTTAGTTTAAGTTTCATCTTCTTCCATAGAGCCTCTTTAATGATTTCTCCCCACTCCGGCGGAGATTTGTCAGTCCCATAGATCTCAAAGAACGTTCGGGCACGATAGAAACTGGTGCGATCCCCCATGGCATCCTTCCAAAATACCTTATCTACAGCCGCTAAGTGAAACGCAAATGGCATAGCCCGGCCCCAGTCCATCCCTCCCACGATTGTCGAATCGCCAGGTACAAACGGCTGAATGATATGCTTGGCCGGATCCCATTCGGTAAAATACTGACCAGCAAAGATATCCCAGGAACCCTCCAAGTAAGCCTTACGCTGTCGGGTGGGCAAAGACTCAAGCTGTTTAATGTACTCCGGAGAAATATATTTATTATCGTAAACCGTAGCGTGAACATAGAAAAAGCGATCCTGCTCCCGGTCACCGGAGTTTTTATCGATAAAATACTTTTTAACCCAACCGTGGCCAACACCGCCAGGATTAGTTGCCCCCATGAACTTAACCTCATCGACACCGGGATACCGAAGCCGATTCCTTAAATCCTCGAAGTTTTGGTAGGTATTCCGGGTAAGCTCTTCAACAAACTCGCCAGCGAACTCGGTGGACATATACTTAGAAGGATCATCAAGATTCCGAAGCAAGATCTTGCCCTCACCATATTCTGGTGCCACTTTGAAAGCTAAACCGTCAATTTGGTCGTTTTTTAATTCACCCAACCAAGGAGGAAACTCCCGGTCAATCCTACTGATCTGCCGATCCTTGAGTGTAGGGTAGTCCTCGGAAAATAAACCAACCGGGATCCCTTTAATTCCAGTTTTAAGATAAAGATAGATTAAATAGGCAATAGCCCCCCAACGAAGGATGTAGCTCTTACCGCCTCCCATGGCCCCACCATAGAGAATATATTTACAGTCAGGAGATAGGAGAGCCTGCAAAGCCTCCAGTTGTTTAGGTTGAGGATTTATCAGATCCGTTATTTTTAGTCTTTCCATCAATGTCAAATACTACTAGAGGTTTTCCGCCGCTAGTTAAATCAATATGGTTCTGAGGCATACCCTCGGTGCGGTTAGCCACTTCCTGAAACTCGTTGAGATGATCGACAGTCTTGGCCACACGGGCATAGGCTCCCATCTCAGCCATGGTCATCACGTTATCGGGGTGCGTCAATTTATAAGCCTTAAATTCGTCAATACTAAGATGTTTGAAATAGTTGAGCCAATAGGAGTAAGAGTTCTCTTTATCCCAACGGCCATCATTCCTAAGTTCAGGATGGTCTTGAAAGCCTCCCTTCCCTGTAGGGTTGGGCACTCTTCTAACCTGCTTAGTGGTTATATTTTTGGTGTTGCTTTTTGCCATTCTGCCTCCTTGCCTATAAATCTAGAGTAACGTTTTCTAATGACATCGCAATACTTTGGCTCCAACTCGGACATATAACAAATTCTATCCAATTGCTCGCAGGCAATCAGAGTCGTCCCACTCCCTCCGAAGCCATCGAGAATGATTGACTCTCTCAAACTGGAATTGGCAATAGCCTTGGCACACAAAGCCACGGGTTTCATGGTGGGGTGTTCTTTGCTTATCTTCGGACGGTCAAATCGCCACACATCACCCTGCTTGCGACCACCGTACCACTCATGTTTAGTCCAGCCGTACATAATCGGTAATTTATCCTCATCGACCTCGTTGATGGCTCTTTGGGCCTCGGATTCAGTTAAGCCATACATAATCGGTTCAAATTGATGTTGATAATCGGAACGTGACAGAGTGAAGGAATCCTTAGCCCAAATGATGTACGTCTGCCAATGCCCTCCAGAGGCTGTGAATGCCCTCCAGAGGCTGTGAAGCTCGGATGATGACATACAAACATAAAATGCCCCGTCGGTTACAGAAACTAAATTGGAAATAGCTGAATAGAGAAAAGCATAGAATTGGTCAGAGGACATCTTATCATTGAGGATTTTGTCCCTCTTGTGCTGATTACCATTGCCTCCCAT